ACCTGCTGTGAGGGCGCCGGCCGTGTGGGGCGCAACGACGGACGACTGGACCCACTTCGACCTGTTGCTGGGACTGGGCGCGGACCTCCTGCCCGTGGTGTCGAACCCCGGTGCGGTGGTGGCAGCTGGCTCGAAGCTGCGGGGGCTCGGGAAGACTCCCAGCCGATACAACCGGGCGAGGCAGGTGGTCGGCATTCCGGGCTGGACCTCGTATCAGGCGAGCGACGGTGAGCTGGCCCGGTGGGCGGCGGAGCCCGACTACGGGATCTGCCTGCAGACCCGCAGCGTCCGGGCGTTGGACATCGACGTGCCAGACGAGGCGCGGGCCCGGGCCATCACCGATCTGATTGACGGGTATCTGGACCTTGCCCTGCCGGCTCGCTGCCGGGCGGATTCAGGCAAGGTGCTTCTGGCCTTCACGCTGCCCGGCGATCTGGCCAAGCGGACGATGCGCGTCGACGGCGGGATTATCGAGTTCCTGGCGACGGGCCAGCAATTCATCGCCGCCGGCACGCACCCTGCCGGTTTGCGGTACGAGTGGGCGGGTGGGCTGCCCGACTGCTTCCCGGTGCTGGCCCTTGAGACGTTCGAGGGGCTGTGGTGGGCGCTGACGGAGCAGTTCGCGGTCGAGGCGCCGACCGGCGGTGCGGTGTCGGTGCGCCAGCGGGGCGAGCACAGGGACCTGCCAGACCCAGTGGCGGACCTGCTGCACGCGCAGGGCCGGGTGCTCGACGTGGATCGCGACGGGGCGCTGGCCATCGCCTGCCCGTGGGTCGAAGAACACACAACAGGCGAGGACGGCGACGGCTCGACGGTGTGGTTCCCGGCGGGGAGCAACGGCCACGCGAAGGGCCACTTCAAGTGCCTGCATGGACACTGCGAGGGGCGCAGCGACGGCGACTTCTTCGCTGCGGTTGGCTACGTCGAGGATGTGTCCGGGGAGTTCGACGTGGTTGACCCGGAAGCCCCCGCGGAAGCCCCGCGCGCGCCGCTGCCGGCGTTCAAGCGGGACAAGGCGGGGGGTATTCTGGCCACGCTGGAAAACGTCGCCCTGGCGGCGCGGCGCGCGGACCTCTGCGGCATGGACATCCGGCACGACACGTTCCGGGACGAGATCATGTTCGCGACGACTGGCGACGACTGGCGGCCGTTTCGCGATGCCGACTACTCGCGGCTGCGCATCCGCCTCGAGCGGGCGGGGTTCAAACCGATCGGCCGCGAAATGATCCGGGATGTTGTCCTGCTGGTGGCTGAGGAGCGGCCGTTCGACAGTGCGATCGCGTGGCTTGAGGGGCTGAAGTGGGACGGCCAAGCCCGCGTCGACGGCTTTCTGCGCGACTACTTCGGCGCCGATGACTCGGAGTACGTCCGCGCGGTGAGCCGGTACCTGTGGTCGGCGCTGGCCGGCCGCGTGCTGTCGCCGGGGGTGAAAGCCGACATGGCGCCTATCCTCGTGGGCGAGCAAGGCGCGGCGAAAAGCTCGAGCGTGGCGGCGATGGTGCCCGACCCGGACTTCTTTACCGAGGTGTCGTTCGGCGAGCGCGACGACGACCTGGCGCGCAAGATGCGGGGCCGGCTCCTGGCTGAAATCAGCGAGCTGCGGGGGCTGCGCAGCCGGGAGGTCGAGAGCATCAAGGCGTTCATCTCCCGGACGCACGAGCACTGGGTGCCGAAGTACCGCGAGTTCGCGACGACCTTCCCGCGGCGGCTGGTATTCGTCGGCACGACCAACAAGGACGAGTTCCTGGCCGACGAAACCGGCAACCGCCGGTGGCTTCCGGTGCGGGTGTCGAGGGCGGATGTAGAGGCGGTGAAGCGCGACCGGCTGCAGTTGTGGGCCGAGGGCCGCGAGCTGTTCCGGCGGGGCGGCATCGCGTATCAGGCGGCCGAGGAACTGGCAGAACCCGTCCACAAGGAGCACATGATCACCGATCCGTGGGCCGAAGAAATCGCGCGGTGGCTCGGCGAGCCCGACACGCTTACCGGGGCGTGTCCTGGTGCGCGCAGTTTTTTACGTGTTGGCGAAGTGGCCCGCGAGGCGCTGCGGCTCGAGGCGAAGCAGATTTCCAAAGGTGAAGAAATGCGAATCTGCAATTCTTTGCAGGAATTGGGTTATACGCGCAAAAAACAACGGGTTGGGGGCCCCCCGGTGTGGGTTTGGGTGCGGAAATGACTCTGCAAAATTTTGCTGTTCCCACCTGTTCCCACCTGAAAATGGCAGGTGGGAACGCGCAAACCCTTGAAAACGCTGGTTTGTTCCCACCGTTCCCACCGTTCCCACCTTCCCATATATACACGCGCGATATATATATGTCCCCTGGGGGAAAGGTTAACAGCAGGCGGGAACAGGTGGGAACAGGTGGGAACAGTAAAAAACTGCACGCTCGCGGGAGGCGCCGGCATGGCCCGACTTGTGGCTGTAAATGAGATTGGTTTGCGAATAGGCGAGGATCACCCCCGGGCGAAATTGACCGACGCGGAGGTTGAACTGGTGCGGCGGCTTTATGAAGGTGGTATGAGGTACAGCGAACTCGCGGAGAAGTTCGAGTGCAGCAAATGGGCAATCGGGCGCATCTGCCGGTACGAGCGCCGGGCGCAGACGGTGGCGGCGTTCAAGGTGCTGGAGGTCGAAGCCTGACTGGCGGTGCACATGCCCGCCCGGGAGACGCCGTAAGCTCCCGGGCATGGGCGCATCAATTCCGCCGGCCAGAAAGGCCGAAATGCTGCAGGAAATCTTCGACCGCATCGCCAACGGCGAATCGCTGTTGGCGATTTGTCGCGACTCGCATCTGCCGGACCGGGTGACGGTGCTGCGGTGGATCGGGGACGACCCGGAACTTGCAACAAGGTGCGCGAGGGCCAGGGAGCTACAGGCCGAAGCGCTCGAGGAAGGCATGGCCGACGTTGAGCGCGACGTCCTCGCCGGCAAGCTTGACGCTAAGGCCGCGAACGTCGTGCTGTCATCGCGCAGGTGGCGCGCGGAGAAGCTGGGGCCGCGCAAGTTCGGAGCGCGCCAGGCCGTCGAGCTGACCGGGGCCGAGGGAGGCCCGGTGCAGATCAACGACGCGGATCGCGCGGCGCGCGTCGCCGGGCTGCTGGCGCTGGCAGAGTTGCGCCGCGAATCGGATGTCGACGACCTCGTCTGACCTCGAGCGCGTTCGCGAGCTGCTGCCGTACCTGACGCCCCGCGAGCGGGCGGACCTGGACCGGCTGCTGGCATCTGCGCCGCGCTGGCTTCCGCTGCCAGGGCCGCAGGCGCAAGCGTTCAGCACCCCCGCGGACATCACGGGCTTCGGCGGCGCAGCAGGCGGCGGCAAGTCCGCGCTGGGCGTCGGTCTGGCGCTGACGCAGCACCGCAAGTCGATCATCTTCCGGCAGAACGGCACCGAGCTGACCGGCGTCATCGACGAAATCACGCGCGTCGTCGGCAGCCGGGACGGGTTCAACGGGGCTGACCGCATCTGGCGCGTCGATGGCCGGCAGATCGAACTCGGCAGCTTCCCGAATCCCGGCGACGAAACCAAGTATCAGGGCCGCGACCACGACCTTATCGTGTACGACGAGGCCAGCAACATGCGGGAAAGCGCGGTGCGCTTCCTGATGGGTTGGTTGCGCACGACGCGACCGGGGCAGCGCTGCCGGGTGCTGCTGACGTTCAACCCGCCGACGACGACCGAGGGGCGGTGGGTGACGGCCTTCTTCGCGCCTTGGCTTGACCGCAAGCATCCGCGGCCGGCGAAGCCTGGCGAGCTGCGGTGGTACGCGATGGTCGACGGGAAGGAGGTCGAGGTCGCGGACGGCGCGCCTTTCCGGCACGGCGAGGATTTGATCCGGCCGATTTCCCGCACGTTCATTCCGTCGCGAGTGCGCGATAACCCGTACCTGATGGGGACCGGCTACATGGCCACGCTGCAGGCATTGCCTGAACCGCTGCGCTCACAGATGCTGCATGGCGACTTCACAGCGGGCACCGAGGACGACATCTGGCAAGTCTGCCCGACCGCCTGGGTCGAGGCGGCGCAGGCCAGGTGGCAGCGCCCCGACCGCCTGGCCCCGATGGATTCGGTTGGCGTCGACGTGGCCCGCGGCGGAAGGGACGAAACGATCATCGCCCGGCGGCACGGCATGTGGTTCGACACCCCGCTGGCGTACCCCGGCAAGTCGACGCCGGATGGCCCGACCGTCGCCGGCCTGTCGATCGCCGCAAAGCGCGATGATGCTGTCATACACATCGACGTAATCGGTGTGGGCGCTGCGCCCTACGACTTCCTGCGCGATGCCGGGCAGCAGGTGGTCGGCGTCAATGTCTCAGAGGCCGCAACGGCGCCCGACCGCTCGGGCCGACTGCGGTTCAAGAACCTGCGCAGCGAACTGGTATGGCGCATGCGCGAGGCACTGGACCCGGCGACGAACAGTGGCATCGCCCTGCCCCCGGACCCCCGCCTGCTGGCCGACCTGACGGCCTACACGTGGTCGCTCTCGGGCGCAACGATCTACGTTGCCAGCCGCGAGGAAATCGTCGCGCGTATCGGTCGCTCGCCGGACTACGGCAGCGCCTACGTGCTGGCCCTGATCGACACGCCGAAGCGCAGCGTGATCGAGGCCCTGGGGCCGCGGCGCCGGGCGGCTTACGACCCCTACGCCAACTTGCGCTAGCGCGCTGTGGGGCGTTTTCCGCCTCGAGACAGGCGAAGGGCTGCACCGCAGGCTGAAAACGCG